TTAATCGAGGATGTCTTTAGCGTATGCTTCAAAACGGTCCATCGATTCTGTTTCAATTCGTTTACTGATGTGGGCGTACACCTGACTTGTTATTTGCTCGCTGTCATGTCCTAAACGTTCCTGGATATATTTCATGCTCGCACCGGCTTCCATTTGTAAAACAACGTGTGTGTGACGCAGGGAATGTATGCGCAGTTTAGGAAGTTCTGAACGCTTCAGTATTCTTTCAAATGCATTGAACAAGCTGCTCTTTGGCATAATGTCTCCGTCATTTCTGCAGAACACCAGGTTAATATCATGACGGTACAATTCTTTTAAGGCGAGTTTATTTTGGTTCTGCCATTTCATATGGAAGTGAAGGTCATTAATTAAACTTTTCCGAATCGTAACCACTCTACTGGACTTGTAGGTTTTTGGATCGCCGAATAACTCTTCATCAGGCTTAGCATCGAAATCAAGGGTTTTATTGATATTGATCGTGCCAGCTTTTAGATCTATGTCAGTCCATTGGAGGGCAGCTGCTTCACCTTTACGCATGCCAGTTTCAATTAGCGTTTTAAAGAAGATCCAATAGATGTAACCGTATTTATGAGCCTGTGTAAGAAACTCCGATATATCTCCGCTATCAATGAAATCTATTTCCTGCTTTTTGGTTTTACCTTTAATCACAGCATTCGTGCATGGGTTCTTTTTAATCTTTCCAATCATTTCAGCCTTGGCCAGTGCATTGTTCATGGTGGAATGGGTAATCTCAATCGTACGTTTTGAGTATTCATTCTCGTGTAAGCTATTTAAAAACTTTTGATACATCATCGGTGTGATTTTACTCAGCATTACATTTTTAAAGTAGGGGAGGATTCTCTTTTTAATACCTGTCTGGTGCGTAATCAGCGTATTCTTTCTCACGCTGTCTTTTTTATATTCAGTCAGCCAGTACTGGAGGTAGGCTTCAAGTGTCATATCCTCTGACTGATCATATCCTTCTTCAAGTTCAATTTTTCTTTTGTCAGCTGCAAGTATGGCCTCAGCTTTCGATGTGAAACCTCCACCGGTTGCTTCCCTGAATTTATTTTCAATGGGATCTTTATAACGTAACCGGTATTCCCATTTAGCACCACATGTGCAACGTTTTTTTCCAGTACATGTACAACCTCTCCGTCTGAAGCTAGCCATCTAATTACCTCCTTTATCTCTAAAATGGCAATTCATCTTCTGAAATATAAATTGGCGTATTATTAGAAGCAAATGGATCTTCTTTATTTCTTTCTGGAAATTTTATTTGCTCCCAGTTCACAAGTAAGCCGTTGTAGTAATAGGTTGATTGAGCACCGCAATAAGGACAAAACCTAATATTTGTTGGCATAGGATCATCAGTACATGACTGATCATGTAAGTTGTTTGTGCAGGTATTTAATAGATAAAATCCGCATGTAGAGCAATAATTCCCATTAATATTAATTTCTTCATTTTCACAACGAGGGCATGTGATAGGTTTGTGGTTCCCGTTTGTAGCATAGCCTGGGTATATCATGTCTGCATCTTCTCCTTTAATTAAATAGTTGTGAGAAATGTTTCCACTTCCACACACAACGCAATAGTTTGAATTCTTTATCGAAAAATTCATTTCACAATTATCGCAACGTTTGTTGTTATTAACTTTGTTTAAGAATCCAGAAAATTGTCTTCCAATTTTTGATGTTGTATTGTATGTTTTCCCCATTCTAAATCCATTGTCATAAAAATTGTATGTATTATTAGCAGCTTCTAAGCTGATCTTACATATATGAATAAGAGAATCTGTTGAAAAAACATTTAAATTTGTAACAGCAACTGGCGGTGCAAGAAGATTCCTTGCAAAACAATTTGCTTCTTTCTCATACATGTCATATTCTTCATCTGACAATCCTCCGCGACCTAGTATCGCTCGTTTAGATTTAGTATTATGTTTTAACATATAGTGGCCCAACTCATGAGCTATTGTCCATCTGATTCTTTCATTTGTATCAATATTTTCATTATAAAGTATCAAATAGCTATCGAATTGCTTTAAATAAAAGCAGCAACCTTCATCACTCCCCAGGTATTCAATGACTTCTTCAAGAGTCATTTCCCATTCTTTCGCATACCAAGAATATTTCTTAATTGTTAAATCATCGAAAAACTTATCCATTTTGCGCACTTTTACGGGTAATTCTTTAGTTTTTGCTATCGAGTGCAGTTCGATAGCAGCATTCTCAGCTTTCTTAAAGTTTGGTTTAAAAATCCTCTTCATCGTCATCGTCCTCTTCAAAAGCTTTAACGAATGTCAATTTCATCACCTGCATAAATCTTTTCTTTTCTTCATCTGACATTTTTTTGCGAGCTCTTTGAATTAAAAATAAATCATCATCATCGAAATCAACGTCATCGAATCTTTTCACTTCTGATCTACCTAACAAATAGTCAGTAGACACATTAAAGTAATCTGCTATTTTCTGAAGTCCTGCTGCATTAGGAACTTTCTTTTTCCATGAATAGAGTGAGTTTTTGCCAAAACCGAGACGCTCTTCGAGTTCAGTGATTGAAATTTTCTGTTCGTCTGCTAATTTTTTTACTCTATCAAATACTGTCATATCAACCATCCTTGTCGCTTATGACAACGATTTTAAACTTTTTTGTAGAAAATTGTTTGACATCTACATTAAAGTCTAATAAACTATGTTCATAAGCTAATCTATTAGCTAAATGAGTACAAAAATAACGACCTATACAAAATACATTACACGTTGGGGAACGGTTTAAATGTATGTTTCATCAGGCTTTTTATAGTCTTATTTAGCTATGTCTTGATTCTATATTAAAGTCTAAAATAGGTCAATACTTTTTGGGAAATTAGCTAATAAATTAGCTTTTATTTTAAAAGCGCTGTGATACCGAGCCAATGACGGTATGTCATAACTAATAGCTTATACACGACGGTAGCAACGTCAAACCGATGAATTGAGGTGCAATGATGTCAGAAGAATTAGGAATGAAAGTTCGATCAGAGTTATTTAAAAGAAAAATGAGCCAGAAGCAATTAGCAGATATGTTGGGTATTTCAAATGCTTATCTATCGGATATAATTCACGGCCGTAAAACCGGACCAAAAGCTCAGGAACATATTAAACACATTCAAAAGATCCTATCTATTCAACCAATTAAATCGTAGGTGAGGTGAATAAATTGGTAGAAGTGAAATTGAATCAAGAGTACATCGAATCTGAGTTTAAAAAGGAATTAAGTAAACGGCTTGACCAGTTAGAAGGACAAACACTTTTTTGGGATATGAATGAGCTGCTTCGACAAACTTGTATGAGCGTCAATTTTTTAAAAGAACACTTCTTATATGAAAAAGACTTTCCAAAATACCGTGTCGGTAAGAAGTGGGTATTCCCTGCAAAAGAAGTCAGTGAGTATCTGTTGGAACGGATCAAACAATATCCATATGAATAAGAGGCGATCCCATGACAGATGATTTCATCCACAAAGTGACAATGGCAGCAGAACATATCGCTATGACATCTAAACGTTATCCAATGCTCAATAAATTAATTGGAGGTGGATTAATGAAACATGGTAAAAAGCCAACCGTTGCACAGCGTAAGTTGATCAAAGCTTGCAATCTCAATAGTGACAATTGGCTCGTCAGTAAAGTAGTGGATGACATGCTGGTACTCGTCCACAGATACACTGGCACAGTTAGAAAGATTCCAGGAGTGTGATCGTGTGGAAAATTATCGTGAAAGAACACTAAATTTACGCAGGAAAGCATTGTGGCTTCATAACAAAGTAGAAGATTGCCGGACATGGCGCAAGTCACCAAAATATTTCAGAAGAATGATGAGGCTGACCAATTATAAAAAGGCTCTGATTGATCGAATGAAATCTCACATTGGACCGGAAGGGAGAGTTTGAAAATGTCAAAAAAGATACCAATAGCAGAACATCTTGATGATCGTCAATATTCTGTATTGCAGATGACTTATGCCAATCACAACAGTTCAATGGGATTAAAAGAACGTGTTAATTACGATCTGTCTCACATTGTGAAGGTCGAAGTAAACGAAGAAGAAAATTGTCTCAATGTACATTATGACACTGGCGAGTGGTGGCACTATTGCCCGAATGGCACATGGTATTGATTCATGAACCACGAACGTATTACTGCTGAAGAAGCGATTAAGCTGTATTACGAAGATGGTCAGCCAGTGGAATTTTATAACGGATTCAATCGTCAGTGGGTCAGGTTAAATGCTGAAGCAAGAATAGACGCCGTATTCGTACCTCATAGAAAGTTTAGGATGGTGATAGAAGATGAAGATCAGGTCAAGTGTTTGGAACAAGATGAACTTTGAAGAAAAGTTATGGGCCATCAAAGCAGCTGCACACATGAATAAATTAAAGGGGATGAAGTGAAATGAAAGCATTAGGTGTTGTTAGAAAAATTGACGAGTTAGGACGTATTGTCATTCCAAAAGAAATCAGAAGAATCAATGGATGGGACACTGGTCAGCCAATGGAGTTTTACACAGACGAAAAAGGATTAGTGATCAAAGCATACCGTGATCATGAAGAACAAACTGAAATTAAACAAAAGCTTCAAAGTTTAATTGATTCCTGCAGTAGTAAAGAGGAACTTCAAAAGCTGAATGAAATTGTGAAGTACCTGGATAAGTCATCTGTATGATTGGGATCACTTGAAGGGAGGTGAGAAGAGTGAAGCCGGAAGAAAATCATCCAATAGAAGACTTTTACGGAATTGAGATCTACTCAGGGGATTCATATTTTGTCTTCGGTAAAGATGTGGTACTTGCAACAAATGTTAAAAAGTATCTCATTGAAGAGCAGCAACTTACATGTTATCAGGCCATATAAAAAGACCACTCGGCAAAGTGGTCCAAGAAAAACTATTTTTCACAGCAAGTATAGCATGAAATTTGGTGATGTAAATGAAATTATTCCCACATCAGGACCGTGCATTGGATCAAACATATGAAAATAACAGGGTCGCCTATTACTTAGATATGGGGCTTGGAAAGACATATGTTGGATCAGAAAAAATGTGGGAGCTTAACACTCCATATAATTTAGTTATCTGTCAAAAGTCCAAAATACCGGACTGGAAAGAACACTTTGAACAGCACTATGACTATGAAGTAATCATCTTTGATAAGCAACCGATTGAAAAGATTCCTCCGGAGAGTGTCCTGATCATCAATTACGACAAAGTATGGAGGCGGCCTGAGCTTCAAAAATTGAGAGACTTCACGATGATGATGGATGAGTCATCGATGATCAAAAATGAGTCGTCCAATCGAAGCAAGTTTATTTTAAAGCTTCATGCATCGAATGTGATTTTACTTTCAGGAACGCCCACTGGTGGCAAATATGAAGAGTTGTGGTCTCAGCTTCATCTATTAGGTTGGAAGATTACTAAGAAGCTGTTCTTGAAACAGTTTGTCATTCAGGAATGGGATGATCGGAATCAGAAGATGGTCATTACCGGATATAAAAATGTGGAGCGTTTAAAAGCGAAGCTCAGAGAATATGGAGCAGTGTTTATGAAGACTGAAGAGGTGTTTGATTTACCTGCAGTCAATGATCAGCTCATTAAGATTCAAAGCACAAAAGCATATAAAGAATTTAAAAAGCATCACATTATTGAGATTGAGCAGGAAGAATTAATTGGTGATACGCCGGCAGCTAAGAAGCTTATTTTAAGGCAACTGGCAGGGTTCTATAACCAACATAAGCTTCAATATGTTAAAGACCTAATAGACAGCACAAACGATCGTGTCGTGATCTTTTATAACTTCAAAAGGGAATACGCTACATTGGTTGAAATGATTGATCGACCAATTAGCACAATCAATGGTGATCTCAAAGATCTTTCTGCATATGAGACTCAGCCAAACAGCATTACATTGATTCAATACCAAGCAGGGGCTATGGGATTGAATTTGCAGAAAGCAAATAAAGTCGTTTACTTCACACTGACAGACAAAAGTGAGCTTTTTGAACAGAGTAAAAAACGGATTCACCGGATTGGTCAGGATCGTCCTTGTTTCTATTATTACTTACTCACGGACGGATCCATAGAATGGCGAATGCTCGAAGTGTTGAAGGAACGAAAAGATTACACAGATGCTCTATTTGAGAAGGAGGAAGAATAACGTGGCTAAATTTACAGTCCGACAAGTTCAACGTGCAGCTGATAACGGCGTTACTAAAGCGATGTTATATCAGCGCACGAAAAAAGGAATGGATATTGAAACTGCAATAAACACGCCTAAAGTTGACCCGAGTGAAGCTGGACGCAGAGGAAAAGCAAAGCAACCACGGTGGGATATTAAAAGAGGAGGAAATTGAATGAGATTAGACATTATGACGGACATTGAAACTTTGGGCACCAACAGTGATTCAACGATTATTCAGCTTTCAGCAATCGCATTTAATATCAGTACTGGTAGTCAAACCGATCAATTTAATTTGATTGCAGATATAGAAAAAAATGAGCAGCCGTTGAAAGTTACGGGTGGAACAATCAAATGGTGGCTTGAAACAGATAAAGAGCTGCTTCACAAGCTATTAAGCTTCGGTGCTCATTCCAGTGAGGATATTTTAAGGGAGTTTCACGACTGGCTTTGTGAATTGGAGTTTCAAGGTTACGACTTGTATTTATGGGGCAACGGGATCCTATTTGATAACAAAATGATCCAACATCAATTTGAGCAGCTGGATTTAAAATACCCGATTTTTTATCGGAATGATCGTGATGTTCGAACGATTGTTGACCTGGCATCACATAAACTTGGAATCTCTGAAAAAGATTTAAAAGAAAGATTCAATAATGATGCTTTAGTGAAACATGATGCCTTTGATGATGTCATTTATCAAATCAATTTAGTAACTGGCTGCTATAACATTCTGACCGGAAATGAGGGTTCAATATGAGTAATGAAGTGACACAGTTTGAAAATAAATACCTGCAGGCTATGGTGCACCTGGCAATTATGGAGAAGCAGCAAAAGGAATTAACTATAAAAGTGAAAGATGCCAAAGCTGAACTTGAAGATGCAATGGCACAGCACGACATTAAATCAATTGATAATGACTTTTTAAAGGTCACATGGGTAAAGGGCAGTTCTTCTAAAAGTATAGACATCAAAAAACTGCAGGAGAAGGAACCGAAGTTATATGGTGAGCTACTTGAGGATTATCCAAAAGTAACGGATAAAAAAGCCTATGTGAAATTCACGGTGAAGTAAATGAAAGAGTCAGTCTTTCAAAAAAAGGTCATCAAATATTTAAAAGATCATGACATCTGGCATGTGAAATATTGGGCCGGCAGTCAATACACCAAAGAGGGTATTCCGGATATCTTGGCATGCATCGATGGAGTATTTCATGGGATTGAATTAAAAACGGATGTGGGTACTGCCAGTAAGCTGCAGCTCTATAACATTCGTAAAATAAGAGATTCTGGTGGTGAGGCTTATGTACTCAGACCAAAAGGTTTTGAGTCCTGGAAGGTGAGGTGGTTTACATGACTCAATACAGCTATAGTCGGGTATTACTCTTCAACGATTGTCCATATCACTTTGGACTCCGGTACGTCGATCGATTAACCGAGCTGCCCAAATTCGATGCAGACAATCCTTTGATCATCGGAAATGCTCTTCACTCAGGGATTGAACAGGATGTTGAAACAGCTATTCAGGATTACTTCAACTCTTTTCCGGTCCTGACGAATGCGATCGTGGAAGAGGCGATGAAATTAGAAATTCTAATTCCTAAAGTGAAAGATTACTTGTACGAGCAGTTTCCAGACTTCGAATTTATTCATGAGTATAAGATCGATCATGAAGAATATGTGGGGTTTGTTGATCTAATTGCAAAAGCTCCAGATGGCACTTGCATGGTTATCGACTTTAAATACTCTAACAACATTAAAAACTATATGAAGTCAGCTCAGCTGCACATCTATAAGGATTTTCTCGAAAGAGACGGGTTTCATGTAAGAAAGCTTGCTTACATCTTTGCTCCAAAGACGAGCTTAAAGCAAAAGGATACGGAAGATTTGTTTCACTTCCGGAAGAGGTTAATGAAGACAGTCGAAGATTCAAAAATACAACTTGTATCCATTGAGTTTGATGATATGGAAAGCATCTATTTCATGAACTCAATCACGGATATTGAAAATACATCAACATTTACGAAACGGAATAAGAGTGGAAATTGCTTCAGCTGCATTCCACGCTTCAGACCGAATTACCTGGAAGCAATCGAAAATGAAAAGGGAGAGATTATTATGGCATTGCCGAAAAATGAACGTCGTGAGAGAACGATTGATACGAAACCGGACTTTTGGATTTATGCAGATTCATATGTAGGTAAATCAACATTCGTCGACAACGTGGAAAATGTATTGTTTCTAAACACGGATGGAAACACAGACAATACGACTGCGCCTGTGGTTTCAATCAAAGATGTGGTCAGCAAATCGGGCCGCGTAACCAATCGTAAGTTAGCATGGGATATCTTCCTGGATACGATCAGTGATCTTGAAACAGACGATAGTGACTTTGAAGCAGTTGCCCTGGATTTAGTTGAAGATATTTATGAACACTGCAGAGTGTATGTTTTTGATAAAAATGGCTGGGAGCACGAATCAGACGGATCATACGGAAAAGGATGGTCCAAAGTAACGACTGAATTTAACAATGCCATGAAGCGTCTGAAAGCTTTAGGATATCAGGTGATCTATATAAGCAAGGAGAAGGCTGAAGAGATCACATTAAAGGGTGGTGCCAAGCGTACAACGTTTAAGCCGAACATCAACGATAAGGTTGCAAACTTTCTTACCGGAACTGTTGATTTAACTTTAAGAGCATTTGTTGATTCACAAGACGAAAGACACCTTCAGTTGGCCAAGAAACAAAACGTGTTCGGTGGTGGTCGATTTGACTTCCAAGTTGAAACTATTCCTCTGGAACTCGATGCATTTATCGAAGAACTTACAGCTGCCCAAGAAGGGAAGTCACCGAAGAAAGAAGAAAAGAAAAAGCGTTCTGGCCGGAGTAAAAAAGAAAAAGAGCCAGCTGAGGATGAAAATGAAAAAGTCACTGAAGCAGCTGAAGAAGTTCAGCAAGAAGCAGAAGCTACAGAAGAAAAACCTAAGCGTGAACGTAGATCTCGAAAGACTGAAGATGCTCCTGCACAGGAAGAGGAAAAGCCCAAACGTCAGCGCAGATCCCGAAAGCCGGTTGAAGATGATACACCTCCAGGTGAATCTGATAGTGAAGAAACATCTGCAGCTGAAGAAGAGAAACCAAAACGTACTCGACGGAGCCGTCGGTAGCAAGTCTAACAGAAAGGATTATGATCCATTCGCTAATGATGGTCAACCCATCGAAATATCTGACGACATGTTACCGTTCTAAAAACTAAATTAATTGGAGGAATTGAAAATGGCCGTTAAAGAATTGAATGCAAAAGAGCAGCATTATGCAGATACACGTGAAGAAGCAGAGAAAGTGGTTGAAGATGCAAAGTCGGATATTTATCTGACTTCATGGAAGATTAGTGAGAAGCATAATAAATATGGAACGTACTTCTTAATCGATCTGGCATTTAGTTATGATACGCCACGCGAGATCATGGAAAATGCTCCATCAAAGAGTGAAGAACCGGTTAAGGACTTACATGAAGGTGTGGAGTATAACGTCGAAAGTGATGGCACAGTGAAATTAAACGATGATCAGGAGGATGATGAATAATGGGATTCAATTGGGATAAGTTCGATAAGCAGGTTGACCTGGACGCATTACAAGAAGATGTAAAAGATGTTGAGGAAAATGGTGGTGGAGATTTTGAGCCGGTGCCAGATGGGCAGTATGAAGTTGAAGTTGAAAAGATGGAAATGACTGAATCGAAAAAAGGCGATCCAATGTTATCCATTTGGTTCAAGATCATTGACGGTGATCTGGAAGGACAGAGAATCTTCTATAACAAAGTCATGCAGCCTCAGAATGACCGTGCCTTCGGCCTGCAGGTACATCAGAATAATCAAATGCTACGATCGCTATGGGATTGTGAAAAGGATGATGTGAAGTTTTCAAGCTTCGGAGATTATGCTGACTTGGTCCTTGATATCCATGAAGACATTGATGGGAAGTTTGAGTATCTTCTGGAAAAAGGCACGAACAAAGACGGCTTTGATACATTTGAAATCGTTGAAGTCTTTGAAGTTGAATAATTAAATAGGAGGGAGCTCTCGGGCTCCCTTTAATATAGGTTCTATTAGCCGCCTATTCCAAAGTAGTTTGTAATTAAGGGGCTTAGAAATAAACCCAACACGAATAATATTAATCCTGCCACAATGTTTAGACCAAAACTAAACCATCTATCTTTTGATTTGCCCAATACTAATGTGCTTTTAACTTGCTCAATTACTGCAGCAGCTTTGTCTTCTTCTACTGCAGCTAATTTTGAATATTTTTCATAATCAATTTGTAACTTTTTTAGTTTCTCGGTTCTGAGGCTAAGTTCTTCTTCAAGTTCTTTAATGACAGTGGATGTTTCTTTTAAAGATGCATTGACTTGTTCAATTTTAATATCTATCGATGTTCTAGATCTTTTTAAGTCTTCAATCAAATCATAAGTATCAAATAATGGGTAAAAAAATGGGTTATATGAAAGTGAACGGCGAATTTGTTTATAAAACAAGCTCCAAAATAATCTATTATTTTTCATTGTACAACTCCTAGTTTAAATATATCACAATTAGAATTCTAGCAAATGGAAGCAGAGCTGAAAACAGGAAATAATGGTTTGGAGTGAAGTAAATGCTCTTTTACGACTTTGAAGTCTTCAAATATGACTGGTTAGTGGTGATCATCGATACTGAAACTAAAGAAGAAAAAGTTTTTGTGAACAATGAAAAAGCTTTAATTCAGCATTATAACCAGCATAAATCAGATATATGGATCGGATATAATAGCCGGCATTATGACCAGTACATTTTAAAGGCAATCATTTGTGGATTTGCTCCACAGGAAATTAATCATTGGATCATTGTGAAGAATGAACCTGGGTGGAAGTTTTACAAAGACTTCTGGAAAATCAAACTCTTAAACTATGATGTGATGGTTAGTAAGCTACGATCATTGAAGCAGCTGGAAGGGTTTCAGGGTCATGACATTCAGGAAACCTCTGTAAGCTTTACGATAGATCGGGAGCTTGATGAAAAAGAGATCGATGAAGTCATTAAATATTGTCGACATGATGTGCATGAAACCATGCACATTTTCACTGAAACAATAAATGAGTTTGAATCACAACTTGAGCTTTTGAAGATGTTCGATCTTCCTATCAAAAATATATCCAAGACTAAGGCGCAACTGTCTTCAGTCATTTTGGAAGCAAAGCAGCCATTAATTCCACGCAATGATGAGTTTAACTTTAGCTTTCCAAACACATTGCAGATCGATAAATATACTGAAGTATTAGAGTTCTACCAGGAGAACAAAGACTACAATAAGGTTCTCGATTTAAAGGTAGCAGGTGTTCCTCATATATTTGCTTGGGGTGGACTACATGGTGCACGTCATCATTATTATGGGACTGGCGATTATCTAAATATCGATGTAGCTAGTTATTATCCTGCACTTATGATTGAGTATGACTACCTCAGTCGTAATATAAAAAACCCTGAGAAATTCAGAGAAATTCGAGATACCAGGCTTAAATATAAGGCAGCCAAAGATAAACGACAGGCACCTTTGAAGATCGTAATTAATGGAACATACGGTGCAATGAAAGATAAATATAATGGGCTTTATGATCCTCTTATGGCCAACAATGTATGTATTGCAGGGATGACTCTGCTGCTTGACTTAATTGAAAAACTGGAACCGCATTGTGACGTTATTCAATCTAATACAGATGGAGTCCTGGTCAAAATGAGAAATTATGATGACTATGAATTGATCGATGATATCTGTTATGAGTGGGAGCAGCGCACGAGAATGGAGCTTGAGTTTGAAGAATTTACGAAGGTGATCCAAAAGGATGTAAATAATTATATCCTTGTAGATGTTGAAGGTAACTACAAATCAAAGGGCTCTTACGTAAAGAAATTAAATCCACTTGATAATGATTTACCGATAGTGAATGAAGCCATCGTGAATTATTTTGTTCATGGTATGGATCCGGAAGAAACAGTTTTCAATTGCACAGAGTTAATCAAGTTTCAAAAAATCGTGAAGGTCAGCAATAAATATGAATACGCCAGGTATGGGACCCGGCGCATGAATGAAAAAGTATTTCGGTTATTTGCAAGTGTAGATAAAAATGATAAAGAGCTAACAAAAGTTAAGGATGGAGCTTCATCAAAAATATCTTACACACCTGAACGATGTTTCATTATTAATGATGATATTAAGAATGCATCGATACCAGGCAAGTTAGATTACTGGTGGTACCTAGATCTGGCCATTGACCGGATCAATGCGTTTATTGGACAGAGTTAGTTCTATAATTCAGTTGCAGTAGAGGACATGATTTCACTTAGATTCTTAATCTTGCTTTCTCTCTCTATATTAGCAAGTTTTTCATCAAGTATTAGCTCAATTGCTAGTTTTACATGAGGGAAAAGCTCAATACATTTCTCCTCTGACAATTCATGAATACCTTTACTCAGTATTCCGTAAAGGATTCTATTTTTTACGAGAAATTCGGGTAGATCTGATTTAAGTATATCAATTTTTTCATCCATTCTTGATTTTTGATATTTGTCATCATTCCAATCGGATTGTGTTGAAGAAAATTTCTCTTTGGTTTCTTCAATTAAATTTTCAAATATTCTTCTAAGATAGACGAACGACCCTGCTCCTACACCATGAGAATATAAACCAATAGCTCTTGAAAAATCATTATAGTCTTTTTTGAGAACTTTTCTATATTTTTGAATGGTTTGGGTTGCAATATCTGCAATTGAAGGAAACTGCCCAATTTTAGTCAATTCAAGATCTTGAAATCTGTAGGAAAAAGAATAGCTATGAGTTTCATTACGTGAACATTTATATTCTATTAGATGAAAACCATAAAAAATTGACAAATCTTGAGCAGTAATTTTTTTTAATTGAAGATTGTAAGTATAAGATTCATCCGTGACTTTCTTAAAAGTACTTTCATTTTTACAATGTATGCAATAGCTATCAAATTGGTTAGAGAAATTCTCATTGAGAAAAGAAAATATGAACTGATAATTATCGCTATCTATATTAATTGTCTTGTAAAGGGGTGTAAATTTGATTAATTTATCTACTTTATTTTGTTTATTAGTGTTTTCCAAATTGTAGACTCCAATCATTTTTAAGAATATTTTACCATGAAAGTAGGTGATTATCATTTATAAAGGATATTTAAAAGGAAATGGAAAGCATGCAGCTACTTCATTTAAAAATGGGGCAAAGCTATTTGCCTATCATACTGCTAGGAAAGAATCATCATTTGTAGGGATCCTCGAGGACGATTACATTATGGTCGATGTTGATGAAATGAATGAAGCAGAAATTCTCTTGGACATCGTTGAGGATAAAGACATTCAATGCTCGGTCTTGGAGACAACGAATGGTATGCATTTTTATTTTAAGGGGTATGACCTGACAGCCAATAAAATAAAATGGTTTTCCAATATAGGCATCCATTGTGATTATAAGCTTGGAATTAAAAACACTGCAGATCCATTAAAGATTGATGGAGAATCTAGAAAATGGATTCGAAAAGTGAAAGATCATGAACCTTTGCCAGCGTGGCTATATCCTTACAACAAAAAGAATCCAAATTTAACAAAGCTATCAGATGGAGATGGACGGAACGATAAACTATTCACCTACATTTTAAAAATGCAGTCCCAGGGAATGGCCAAGAATGATATCAAAGATACCATCTCAATAATCAATCATTACATTTTAGAAGATCCAGTTGAGCAGTCAGAACTGAATATCATCTTGCGTGATGATGCATTTATGAAAGAATCATTCTTCATTAAAGGATCCTTTCAGCATGAAAAGTTCGGCAATTTTTTAATTAATGAACATCACATCTGCAAAATTGCTAACCTGCTGCACATCTATAAAGATGGAGTGTACTCGGATGACCAGTCTGATATTGAGGGTGCAATGATTAAACACATTCCTTCACTGAAGCGAATGCAACGACAGGAGACACTGGCATACCTTCAGCTGAAAGCTGATGATAAACAATTTGCACCCGTGAAATATGTTCCTGTTAAAAATGGCATTCTGAATTTAGATACCTGGGAGCTTCAGGGATTTTCACCGGAGATCATTACACGAAATAAAATACCAATCGCGTACATAGCAGACGCGTATTATGAAGTGACTGACAAAACATTTAATAAGTTGGCGGTCAACGATAAAAAGGTACGGGCCATACTGGAAGAGATTCTGGGTTACATCTTATTCAGAAGAAATGAGTTTGCGGCTACTTTCATTTTGACTGGCGACGGATCAAACGGTAAATCATCTTATTTAAAAATTATCCGAAGACTCGCAGGTACAGACAATGCGGCATCATTGGACCTGAAAGAATTAGATCAGCGGTTTAAAACAGCTGAATTGTTTGGCAAGCTCGTCAATATTGGTGATGATATTTCGAAAGGTTACATTAAGGAATCATCAGTTTTCAAAAAGCTTTCAACTGGTGAGACATTGAACGTAGAACGTAAGGGTAAGGATCCTTTTGATTTTACGAATTATGCAAAACTCATTTTCAGTGCAAATGAAATGCCAAGAATAAATGACTATTCAGATGGTTTAGGTCGCCGGCTGCAGATCGTTCCGTTTCGAGCCAAGTTCAGTGTAAACGATGACGACTTTGATCCATTCATTACGGATAAGCTGCTTTCGAATGAATCAATGCAGTATGTTTTGAATATGGCACTGAAAGCGTTGAAAAGATTACTGCAGAAAAAACAATTTACGAAATCGAAAATCATCGATGATGAAATGTCACGTTATCAGGAAGAAAACAATCCGATCATTAGTTTTGTAAATAATGAGGATATTGATCTAGAGCGCAATGTGGTTGGTGATGTCTATATGCAGTATAAATTGTATTGCTCAGAGAATGGTTACCAGGCGGTAAGTAATATTAGCTTTAGTAAGCAGGTCAAGCAGCTCTTTGGTTTTAGTACTAAACAACAGAAAATCGATGGTAAGAATAAAAGATTATTCGTCTCAGAGTCTTAATTTTTTGTCTGCGTGACCAAATTCCGGTCAAGGGTGGATAGGGAAGTGAGTCATATCAAGGCTTGAAAAATGACCGTGACCGTATTTGGTCACGAAATTAAATAAAATCGTGACTTTTATAAGTTTTTTTAATGAAAAAAACGTCAAATGCGTTACCTGTTACCTTACCTGTTACCTTCAGAAATCCATTAATATCAATATTTTGAGAGGTTAAGTAACAGGTAACAGATAAAATCACTTTCTTTTATAATATTTATATTTATTTTTATAAAAAACTAGTCTTATGAAAGAAAAATAGGGGGTAAATGCGTTACCCGATACTCATAAATAGGTCATAAACCTATACGTATCAAAGGTTCAAGGCGGTAACAGAAGGTAGCGCATTTTACGAAAAGGGCAGGTGAAGTAGATTGTTTGAATGGTTGCAAGACTATCATAAGTTAGAAGATGAAATTATTTATCTTGAAAACAATTTATATAGAGCTAATCGTGAATTAGGAAGATGGATTGAAGGTGATTTAGCTAAACTAAAGATTCATCCCGAAAGCAGTGCTGCAAAACTTGAAGAACATATTGAACGCATTGAACATGAACTTGCTTGTAAGATGAATGATCTTCATGATGTGAAATCTTTAATTAAAAGATTCAGAGGAATTGAACATCAAATCCTTTACGGAAAGTACGTTGAAGGTAAAACACTCGAGCGTGTAGCTGAAGATTTAGGATACAGTTCACAGTATATTTACGCTAAGCATGCTCAAATTAAGAGAATGATAACATTTGCTGATAAAGTATAGAGTGACTTTAGTATAAACTCACTCTATATTCTGCCCATTAAATTCATTGAAAAAATCAATTATAGTGAGAACATAGAAATCTGAGAAAAGGGCGCTCATTCGTGAGTGCTCTTTTATTATGTCTTAATTTAACAGGAGTGAGTAATATGAATCTAAATCAAAAGATTAAGTTACTAAACATTCATAAGCTTGATAAACCTGTGCAGCTCGAACCAAATGGAAAGTTATTTGATTACTACAAAGACTATCCAGATCAGCGAATGTATTACTCAGTGAAATACTTAAACGATACTTCATTAGATGAATTGCTAGAACGTGATGACTTCAATAAAGAACTGTTCTCGGTGTAAATCTAAGTAAGGAAGTGATCCTATATCTCGACTGGTCAGCGTTAATGACTGTGAGGTGAAAGTTATGAATCAATACCAAACTAAAGATCAGAAGCGCAGGTTCTATAAAGGATCAGCATGGTCAGGCGCCAATGGATTACGTATTCAAGCATTGAAGCGTGATAACTATGAATGCCAGTTGTGCAAAGCTGAAGGATTAGTACACGTTGATTCAGTTAAATCAGATGGTGAGCGAAAGAGTATTGAACTCAATGTCCATCACATTAAAGAAATCGAAACTCATCCTGAATTAGCGCTGGAGCTCGATAACCTTCAGACGGTGTGCTTACATCATCACAATAAAATCCATAATCGTTATCAGGCATCACAAAACAAATGGAAGCATGATGAGAGGTGGTAGTGTTATGTACTATGTAAAAGAGGCAGTTGAAAAAAGATTAAAACAAGTTGAACGAGCTGAAGAGATGACAATCTCGGAACTCCAGAGATTGTACGAAGAGAAAGCTGGAGCTAAGAAAGAGTTAAATAAAATCCGTTCTGAAAAACTGCAACTACAAAGTTTCTTGGATGAAAATTAATTACACCCCCGCCCAAAAACTTGGGTCATTTTAAATTTTCTATAGGACCGGTGGAGGGGTGTACTGTCGACATTCATTGAGGAAATATTGCTCCACGCGAGAGGGGGGAGGGGTAAGTTGACAATTAGAAAATTAGAACTTCAATTAATGAGTCGTATTGATCAAGATGACTTAATTGAAGTGAAGAAAATTAAACGATACATTCAATTAATAAAGTTAGATATTGCATGTGATAGGGCTATAAAAAAAGATGGATCGACTATTGTTATTGAAAATGGTACGCAGCGGTTTATTAAGTCACATCCTGCTATGACCGAAAAAATGAAAATCAACGCACAGTTAATAGCTTTAGAAAAAACATTCAATTTTATCAGTGAAGGAGATGCCCCTTCTTCTACGCCCTCACCTGTGGAGGAAGAACCAACGGAAGATGATTTAATATGATTACAAATAAGTATGTAGAAGAATATATTCAACTCTATGAAGCCGGTAAAATAAAATTGAATAAAGAACGAATTGATCTGATTGAGTATTTACAGCGTTATGTGCTCAGTCGTGATGATTTGTATTTCGATGATGAAATGATTGAAAACTGCGTGAGGTTCATTGAAAAGTGGTATTTTCCCACTGAGCCTTTTCAGCGATTTTTAATTGCTTTCATCTTTTTGTTTTTCAAAAAAAATGATCGAGTCTTCTATCGTAAGTTTTTATGGATGATGGGCCGGGGCGCTGGTAAGAACGGAATCATTTCAGGCATTACACATTTCTTAACCAGTCCATTACATGGGATCCAGGAGTACAATATTTCAATTGTCGCCAACTCCGAAGAACAGGCAAAAACTTCATTCGAAGAGACTTACAGCGTTATTGGTCGAAGCAGCACTTTAAAAGGTATGTGGTCCAGAACAAAAGAAAAGATCACGAATAAGAAAACGGAATCTATTTTAAAGTTCCGTACTTCAAACGGCGAAACGAAAGATGGTCTGCGTGATGGTGCTGTTGTCTTTGACGAGGTTCACCGTTATGAAGGCAATAAAGACGTGCGGGTTCATATATCCGGTTTAGGTAAAAAGCAGAATCCGAGAGAGTTTTATATTGGAACAGACGGATATGTGCGTGACGGCTTCCTGGACAAAATGAAAGAAAAGGCTATGAAAGTTTTATCTGGTGGCGCCCGGCCAAACGCTCTGTTCCCCTTCATCTGTAAATTGGATGACGAAAATGAAATCGATGATGATGCTAATTGGGAAAAGTCGAATCCGATGTTATGTGAACCCAGGGGAACTTATGCTCAAGGATTGTTCGATACGATCTATGAAGAGTATGAAGATTTAGAGGATGATCCAACGAATCGGGAAGAGTTCATGACAAAGCGAATGAACTTGCCTATGACCGATTTAGAGAGATCAGTCGCAACTTGGGAAGAGATATCATCCACAAATCGAGAGGTACCTGATCTATTAAATGAAGAGTGCATTGGCTGTTTAGACTATGCGAGCATTAGAGACTTTGCTGCGTGTGGTCTTTTATTTCGTCAAAGTGATGATTACATTTTTAAAACTCATTCATATGCTCGAAAAGATTTCGTTGATAAGTATTACAGTTATTCTAAAAAACATGATGCTGAATTAGCCGGCAAGCGTAAGTTTGCACCGATTAAAGAATGGGAGCAGGAGGGTCTCATCACGATTGTGGACGGCCCGTCACTGGATCCAAACTTAATAGTTCAGTGGTTCGTAGAAATGAGACAGTTTTACATCATCAAAAAAATTATTGCGGATAATTTCAGAATGGAAATATTAAAACCTTTGTTTGAAGCTGAAGGGTTTGAAGTTGAGATCATTCGAAATCCGAGAGCGATTCACAGTTTGCTGGCGCCGCGGATTGAGATGGCATTTGCAAATAAACAAATTATCTTTGGTGATAACCCACTGATGCGCTGGTACACACAAAATGTCCTTGTAGTTACTAAGAAAGACGGCAATAAAGAGTATCAGAAGAAAGAACCTATCAGACGTAAGACTGACGGTTTCCAAGCTTTCGTTCATGGCATGTACCGGGCGGATGAAATAGTCACAGGCGAGTCATTCATGCTGGCTGATATTAATTTCTAAAGGGGGTGAGATATTGGGGCTTATAGATTCTATATTGAGAAAGAATAGCGCAGTGGCTTTTTCATTTGATTTGGAACTACTTCAAAATGACGCGAAACGAATTTACATGAAAAAATTAGCCATCGACACATGTGCTTCGTTTCTGGCCAGGACCATCAGTCAATCTGATTTCCGCGTAAAAGAAAAAGGCAGCTATAAAAAAAACGATTTGTATTACAGGTTAAATGTGCGACCGAATAAAAACATGACCGCCAGCACGTTTTGGCAGCAAGTTGTTTACAAGCTCGTTTATGACAATGAGTGCTTAATTATCCAAGCGGACGATGAAGATCTATTGATAGCAGATGACTTTGAACATAAAGAATATGCGGTCAAAGAAGATGTTTTTTCAAAAGTCGTCGTTAAAGACTGGGAATTCACTCGAACGTTCTTACAAAATGAAGTACTACATTTGCGTTACAGCAATGAAAAATTGTCGCCTTTGATCGACAGTTTATTCAATGATTATGGCGAATTGTTCGGGCGTCTTTTGACATCTCAAAAACGTAAAAATCAAATTCGTTCTACAGTCGATATGGACGCGAATACAGCCAAAAACGAACAGTCTTTGAATAAACTGCAAGAGTTTATTAACAAGATGTACAAGGCAGTCAGCGACAAAGATATTGCAATCATTCCTCAGATGCCGGGGTTCGGATATAAAGAACACTTCAGTGGTGGCGGTAATGGAATTCAATCTGTGGACGAAATTAACAAAGTCACCAAAGGTTTTTTGGATCAGGTGGCACTCTCAATGCATATCCCGACCAGTCTGCTGTACGGCGACATTGCAGATGTAGAGAAGCAAACCAAGAATTACATGATGTTCGCCGTCAATCCTTTTCTCAAAAAAATAAAAGATGAAGCTAATTACAAATTTTTTGAGAAGGCTGAATATATGAATGGTGATATGTTGGATATCAGGCCGATTTCCTATAATACGCTATTCGATATTGCGGATAAGGTTGACAAGCTTGTATCATCCGGAGCCTTCACTGGTAATGAAATTCGTGAAGAAGCCGGAAAAGAAAGATCAGACAATCCAAATCTTGATAAGCACTTCATCACCAAAAACTATACTGAAATCGGTTCACTTGAAGGGGGTGAGAATGAAAAATGAAATTTCTAAAACTCAAAAACGAGAAGTATACTACTAAACTTAAAAGCATCCCTCATAACTTTGCTGTCGCTCATGATGATGAAAAAAGTGAATCTACCCTAACGATCTATGGCGTTATCGGAGATTCCTGGTGGGGAGACTCTACTTCAGCATCAGATGTTGATTATGCTTTAAGAGAAGCGGGAAATAATGATTTAGTTATTCACCTAAACTCTCCTGGTGGTGACGCTTTTGATGGGGTTGCTATTTATAATCGACTTAAAAAGCATCCGGGTAAAATCACAGTGCATGTGGATGGATGGGCCTGCTCAGCAGCATCCATTATTGCAATGGCAGCTGACGAATTGATTATGGGTTACGGTGCCATGATTATGATCCATGAAGCCAGTATTATTGTATGGGGCACCAAGAGAGATTTACGTAAGCAAGCTGATGTCATGGAAAAATTGGAATCAGGAATTATCGATATCTATATGACTAAAGCTAATGTTGATCGTGAAGAAATGACCACAATGGTAGATGAGGAGAAATGGTTCAGCGCGAAAGAAGCACTGGATATTGGTTTTGCTACGGCAGTAGCTAGTGAGCCGGAAAAAGATATTGAAAATGTTGATGATGCATTAATCAATTCGTTACAGAATCAAATTGCAGCAATGCAAAATGAAATCACTCAATTAAAAAATACTCAAACGGAAGATCCTGCACCTGTTAAACGTAACAGAGTTGTAAGGGTCTTTTAGTTTACACAAAATTGGAGGAAACAAGAATGACAATTAAATTTAACAAATCAGAAGCTTATAAGAATGCTAAAGAAAAGTTGACTGCTGTTCTTTCAAATGCTGAGGCAACTGATACAGAACAAACTGAAGCGTATGAGAACTACTTTGAAGCACTTCAAACAGAAGTAACTGCAGCCATCACAAAGCAGGTTAACAATGAAATGCTTGATCGTTCAATCCTTCAGCAGCGCGGCAAAAACGTTTTGACTTCAGAAGAAAATAAATTCTTCAATGAAGTGGTTATTTCAGGAGGTTTTGATGATGATTCTATCCTTCCTGTTACTACCCAGGAGCGTGTATTTGAGGACCTTGTTAAGGAACATCCTTTAATTGAAGCAATTGGCTTGGAGAACCTCGGAGCGGTCAAAAGATACATTGATGCGGATCCTACAAAAACTTATGCATGGGGAGATCTATTCGGACCTATCGCAGGTCAAGTAGCAGCTGCGTTTACTGATGAAGAGGTAGGCTCACTGAAACTGACAGCATTTGCAGTTATTCCGAATGACATGCTTGAACTTGGACCAGTGTGGATTGAGCGTTATGTTCGCGCCCTTCTTACTGAATCTTACAGCGTAGGTCTGGAATTTGGTCTTGTGAAAGGTGGCGGCTCTGTTGCGAAACAACCTGTCGGACTCCTAAAAAATGTGGATCCGGGAACTGGTGCAGTAACTGATAAAACTTCGAGCGGTACGTTAACTTTCACTCCTTCAGAAAACGGTGAAATTGTTGCAGGGGAACTGTTTGGAGTGGTGTCTGCTCTTTCTGTGGACGCTAAAGGCGACTCTGTAAAGGTAGATAATAAAGTTGTGATGGTAGTTAACTCTACTGATGCAATTGCCGTTAAATTCCGTAACACAATTCAAACTAATAACGGTCAGTGGGTAATGTCACTACCATACAATCTAACAATGGTTGAATCTGATGAAATCCCTGCAGGTAAAGCGCTATTCTTTGTTAAAGGTCGATACAAAGCGAAACTGACTGGCGGAGTTAAAGTTAAGAAATTTGATCAGACTCTTGCTATTGAAGATGCAACACTTTATACGATGAAGCAGTTTGCGAATGGTAAGCCGAAAGATAACAAGGCTGCACTTGTTTATGACCTTGATATCAACTTTACTCCGGCAGAAGTACCAGCAGGCTAAGAAAGGAGTAATCATTGATGGTTAAATTCAAAGTGTTGAAAACCTTTAGGGACATCCACACTGATGAGAAGTATAAAAAGAATGATGAAATTGAAATGACTATAAAAAGAGCCGACGAGGTAGCAAAAAACCTTGACGGCTCTTATCTGTTAAGGGTTGATGAGAAAAAGGATAAGGAGTGATGTAAATGAGCATCACACCGGAGATCGTAACTCAATTTAAAGAAAGGATGCACCTGGGAGATTATGAAGATGATAACCTGGAGCGCATTCTTTCTGCGTCTGAAAAAGCGCTGCTTAAAGATTGCGGACCTTATGATATTGCAACTGATGAAGATTTTAAGGAGCTGGTCTATGAAAGGTCAAGATACGTTTATAACGATGCATTGGAGTTTTTTAATAAAAACTTCCAAAGCGAGATAAACGGATTAGGTTTAGATAAGGCGCTTGATGAAATTGTGCTGGAGGATGAAACGGATGAAACCATTTAAGTATAATCCGAATAATCACTCCGGCCATTTCAGGCACAGGGTTATGTTCCAAAAGTATTCATCAGGCGGTAAGGATCCGGATGGTTTCCCTGTGGAAGGTTGGCAGGATGTAAAGGCAGCCTGGGCGATGATTAAAACTTTGAAGGGTACTGAATACTTTTCTGCCTCATCCACACAAAATGAAAATCAGATGCGGTTTATCATTCATTACACTGAGGGTTTGGATGAAGATATGAGAATCCTTTATGACAATCGAGAATTTGATATTGAATCAATTCTAAATGATGAGGAAGAGAACAGAACCCTGACGATCATTGGCAACGAAAAACGATAACGGAGAGGTGACAGGAAATGGCTCAATCATACAAAGTAAAACGATTATTTAAAGACACTGATAAACAGTATTATGGTAAGGATCAACTTTATACAAATACCTCACAAGCCCGAATTGATGAATTAATCGATAAGGGTTTTTTAGTTGCTGCAGAAGAAGAAACTGAAGCTGAACTAAAACACTTGGGAGGCGGTCATTATGAATTACCTAATGGCGAAAAGGTTAGAGGTAAGGATAAAGCGATTGCCGCCCTGAATGATCAGTCATGAGGGTAGAGTTTGAGGGGGTTGACAGACTCTCTCAAAAACTAAAGGATATGCAGATATTTGGTGAGGTGGAAGGCTCTGCATTAAACAAAAGTGCGGAACATTTAAAAAAGAAACTCACTGATAATGTATATAAATTGGGTCTTGATAGAAAGACAGGTAAAGCTGAAGAAAGTGTTCTCATTAGTGAGGTTCATGCCGGTAAGATTTTCATTGGTTTCAGTAACCAACAAAACGATGCTTTCTATATGTTCTTCCACGAATGGGGCACAAGCAAGATGCCAGCTCGTCCAATATTAAGACCAACTTTTTATCAGGAACTACAAGCTTTGAACCGAATCTTAAAAGAAGAACTGCAGAAAGGGATGGGGCTATGAGTGTCACCGGTGTAATCCAGAATGCACTTGCGCCGGTTACCGTTCCGACGGCGCTCCATTTTTACAGTGGATCGGCTACGACCTATGTGATCTACTTTGAGGTTGTGGACAGGCCTAACATTCACACGGATAACAAATTACAGAATACGCTCTCTAATGTACAGGTGAGCGTTTATTCTAAAAGTAATTACAATGCACTGGTCTCTCAGGTAAAAGAGTTAATGGCAGAGGCGGAATTCTTATTTACTGGTGGCATTCCGGGATATGAGACAGACACCGGCTATTACTATTATCACCTGACTTATAACTACTCAATGAAGCTCTCAGACTGAGGGCTTTTTATTATTTGAAAAACAAGGAGGAAACATTAATGTATACAGGATTAGATAATTTTCACTATGCGATTTTGACGGATGACCCAAAGGGTGGACCAACTGTTTATGACACACCAGTAGCACTGAAAGGGGCAATGTCTTTTAATGAGACACCTACCACGAATATGGCTACACTTTACTCTGATAACGGCCCATCAGCAACTGCAAGCTCTAACGGACCAACAACTGTAGAAATTGGTATTGCTGCACTGTCACTTGAAGATCGAGCTGCACTACTTGGCCAGAAAATTAACTCAGATGGTGCCTTAGTGCAGAGTCGTAATGACCGTGCACCGTATGTAGCATTTGGCTGTCGTCTAACAGGTGAAGATGAAGACGATGCGTACATCTGGCTCTATAAAGGTAAATTCAGCCGTCCGACTCAGACGAATAATACAAAAGGTGAATCACCTGAATTCCAGACACCGACTATCTCGGCTACGTTTATCGGACGTGACTCTGATGGACATGAAAAAATCCATATCGTTCAGGATGACTCGAATCAGGCTGTGATCGATGCATGGTTTGACGCTGTGTCTGAAGAAACACCAACGCCTTAATCAACAAAGTGTAAGAGGGTCCTTCACGGGCTCTCTTTTTTCTATTTATCTATAAGGAGGAATTTTAGTGGAAATTATATTGAAAAATCTTGTAACGACTGATAATGACAACGGTGAAAAAGAAGTAAAGGTTGAAGAAAAAACATATCACTTACCTTACCCTCCAATGGGAGCATATTTAGATTATTTAGTGATATCGAAAAGAATTGAGAAGATCACGACTGACAATGTAAAAGAATATGTGGGTTTGATTGTTCGTACATTTCAGCATCAATTTACAGAAGAGGAATTTATAAATGGGGTTGCACCGTATGAAATCTTTAAAGTAATTGGTCAATTTGTAAACGATCTTACTAAAGATCCGTACGCTGAACTAAAACCAAAGGATGAAGAGGGAAACGGAAAAAAGGAGAAAAAATAACGCCTGATCGAATAAAAGAAATGTATCATTATCTGATTGATAAAGGTCATTCCTTGGAAGAAATTGATCAGATGGACTTCTGGCGTTATTTATTTGTAATGACTTTATCAAAACCTAAAGCAGATGGTGGTCAGTCGGCACCAGTAAAAGATTATGGATTCCTATTAATGTAAAGGAGTGAGGTGAAACCATGTCAGAAGAAATCGGCAAGTTGAAAGTATCCCTTTCTCTGGACGGCGGAGCAGAGTTTAATAAAACAATTGCATCAGCTGAACGTAACCTTAAAACAATGGGTGGAGAGCTTACCATCTTACGTCAAAAGGGTAAAGATTGGGGTCAGTCTATTGAAGGTTTAAAGACACGTCAGGAGACTCTGGGGCGTACCTTGAAACAGCAGGAAGGTTACGTGAAACAATTACGTGACGCTTATGACAAGTCTGTGAAGGAAAAGGGTAAAGATGCCAAAGCGACTGAGAACCTATCAACGAAGCTTAATAAAGCGATTGCTGAATATACCCGTACTGAAACTGAGATTGGTCAGGTCAATGAAGCATTAAAACGTCAACAGTCAATTGCAGGACAGACTGAATCAGCGTGGGAGAAGCTATCGAAGCAAGCCGGAGCAGCGGCTGATAAATTAGATAACGTTGCAGAAAAATCAAAGAATGTCGGTGAGAAACTGACAGTTGGTGTCACGGCTCCAATCGTTGGTCTTGGTGTAGCGTCCCTTAAATCTGCAGCAGACTTTGACGCAGCACAAGGACAAATTCAAGCTCAGTTAGGCGTTACAGAAGATCGTGCTGCCCAATTAATGAATATTTCAAAAGAGCTGTGGGAAGATGCATACGGCGATTCTGTAATGCAGGCGGCTGAAAACGTTGCGACAGTTGAACAAAACATGCGTAATATGTCTGACAAAGATATTAAAGCAGTTACTGCAGCTGCATTCGATATGGAAAAGGTATTCAAAGTAGGTATCAATGAAACCACTGCTGCAGCAGGTACAATCATGGATAACTTTGGGGATTCCGGAACTCAAGCAATGGACCTTCTGACAAGAGGTTTACAACTTGCCGGTCCTCGTGGTGATGACTTACTTGATACATTCCGTGAATACAGTCCTCAATTTGAGGCACTTGGTTTATCCAGTGAAAAATCGATGAATTTGCTCATACAAGGATTGCAATCTGGGTCCAGAAATACTGACGTATTAGCAGATGCTATGAAAGAGTTCACGATTGAAGCGGAGCAGTCAGGTGAACGTGTCGCTAAAGGATATGAGCGAATCGGTATTGACGGCGAGAAAATGATGTCAGATATAGCAGAAGGTGGTGAAAAAGCCAACGGTGCGTTTTTTGCTACAATCACAGCGCTTTCTGGCATGGAAGATGCAACAGAACGAAATGCTGCAGGTGTGGAAATCTTCGGTACTAAATGGGAAGACGTAAAAGACAGTGCCCTTCTTGCGCTAGATCCAACCATAGACTTGTTGGGTGAAGTAGAAGGTGCAGCAAAGAAAGCCGGGGATGCAGCGAATGATAACATCGGAACAAGAGCTACTGCAGCATTCCGCGATTTTCAAGCTGATTTAGAGCCGGCTGGTGAAATACTGGTTGATCTAGCAGAGGAATGGCTTCCAAAAGCAGCAGACAAAGTAAATGAAATGACTGAAGCATTTAAAGATATGTCTCCTGAAGCGCAGGAGAATGTCGTTCAATTAGCGGGCTTAGCTGCAGCATTAGGACCTGCAACGGTTGGTTTTGGTCATATTGCAGGCGGTGTCGGTGGTTTAATTAAAGTCGGTACAAGTTTAGGTGATTTATTAGGAAAGTCTGGCGGTAAAGGCTTGGTAGGAAAGATTGGTCTATTAGGTCTTGGTGGCCCTGCTGGATTAGCTGTGGCAGGTACCGGAGCTCTTGCATTGGGGATTTATGAGTTAAACAAAGCTAGTGATCAGAACCTTGAAAAAACTGTGGAAGCATTACAAGCTAGAGAAGATGAAATTGATCAGCTTGATAATAATATTGCGAAATTTGAAGAGCTCCGGGAAAAGAATGAGCTGACTACAGGTGAAATTCTTAACTACATGGATGTTATGGCAGAACTGAAGGAAGCTAAAACTGAAGATGCGATCAAAGCATTAACGGATGAACAAGCATTGCTTCTTGAAAAAAGCGGTCTGACTAATGCTGAAATGGAAGAATTCTTGAGTTTGAATGAAGTAATTGTGGAAAACGCACCTGCAACTGCTCTTGCAATCAGTGAACAAGGTGATGCCTACGCTGCGGTACTAAGTCAAGTAAAGGAATTAAGTGCTGCTGAACGTGAAAGGTTATCTGCTGATACTTACAATGCTCTTTATGAAGAGAGTAAAAATGTTGAAAACTCTTTAAAAGAACAATCGGCTATTCAAAGCGAAATCAATAGTTTATCTGCAAATAGAAAAGTGTTTGTGGATGAAGAAGCTGCTGGAAACGAACGTATTCAGCAAATCGATAAAGAAATATTAGGTGTTAAAAAAGAAATTGATCAAGCTGGTAAGAATATGAGTCAGACAGATCAAGAAGCGCTGGCAAATAAGTTAAATGGACTTCAGGCTGAAAGAGATCAATTGCAGGATAACAATGTAGCAAATCAAGAGCAAATCCAATACTACGATTCGCAAATTGGAAAACAGGAAGAAAAACTTGGAAAAGTTGAACAAGAACTTTCTTTGTATGATGAATTGACTGCAGATTACGAAGCCTTAATCCTTTCACAAGCAGGACTCACATCCGAAAAAGGTAAAGGGTTAGATAAACTTCGAGAAGAACAAGCTAATATAGATGTTGCTCGAAATAAACTTGATCAACAATTGGCGACACAACAGATCTCTACAAGGGAATATGATAACCAAAACGCTAAACTGGATAGTCAGCAAGCCAAAATTGATGAAGCTCGTTCAAAGCTTGAAACAATGAATGAAGTAGCAGGAAGAACGATATATAAGGATGTTGAACTAAATACAAGCCCATCTGTTGAACAATTGAATAGCGAACTTGGAAGTATCGTTTATAAACCTGTGAGACTTCAACCACAGGATTCAAATAACTTCAGACGTATTGGATATGCTCATGGTACTGACAGTCACCCTGGAGGTCTTGCTCTTGTAGGTGATGGTACTGGCTTCAATGCCGGACCAGAGCTCATTAATCTACCTGGTGGAGAATCCTTACTCAGTCCTTCCACACCAACATTCATGGACCTACCGAAAGGTACTTCTGTTTTATCAGCAATGAAGACTAAACAATTTTTTAATAATGTACCGCGCTATGCGAATGGTACGCCGGATACAAGTGATTATCAGCTTGTGGACTACCAGCCGATGCTTAACCTCACATCAGCCGGCAGCACTGTTGGCAGAATACGTGAGATCAGAGCGGCTGAGATTGCGAGCCTTGAACGTCAAATTGCTTTACTGTCTCAAGAAGGCGCAACAATCGAACAATTAAATGATGCGAAAGAAAAGCAGGCCCGGCTGACTGTGCTGCAGGCAGAAAAAGAACGTGAATATGCGAACCGAATTAAAGAGCAGCAGATCATCATCGACAAATTAAATTGGGCTTATAATAACGGCAAAATTTCGCTCTCAGATTATAATGAACGCGTCGCCACAGCTACAAGTGAGCTGCATGACTTGAAAGCAGAACAAATGGCGTTCACCGATTCATTAATGGATAGTCAGCGCGAAGCATTTGAGGAGGCGGCCAGACTTGCTGAAGAGTCGGCTAAAATAGGTGCTGAAGCGTTTTATGAAATGGCGACTGCTCAAAACCGTGCATACGAAACAGCACTGAGAAATCAATTGAATGACCTGGATGATAAAAATAGAGTAGCAAGTGAAGCATTTAAAGGTGAGACGGATTCCTTTTTAACGGAACTGGATCGTCAGAAGGATGCAGCGCTTGCTTCTTTTGATGCTCAGACAAAGGCGCAAGAAGCAGCCATTGAGCGTCAGATTGAAAATATTAATAAACGTCGAGATGCTGAACTGTCTGCCATCGATGAGCAACTTGCAGCACTTGAAAAGAAAGAACAGCGTGAAGGTCGGGAAGAAATAGAAGCTGAGTTTGCAAGTGAACAGGAGAATCTAAACCGCCGGTTGACTGTTGCGAACTTTATGGGTGATGAAGATACGGTTAAAGCCGTTAAGCAGGAGATTGCGGACCTTGACTCTACTATCGCAAAGCAACGCCTTGAATGGGAGCGGGAGGACTTACGCGAATCCCTGCAGCTTGAAAAAGATAAGATCAATGATTCATATGATCAGCAGGAGCAGGCACTTGAAGATTCTCTCTCATTATTGCAAAAACAGCGTGATCAGGAGCGGGAAGCACTGGAAGAACGATATGAATTGAGAGCAGATCAATATGAAGCAATGAGAGCTCAACAACTTGAAGCAATTGAACTGGAACAAGAGCAAGCCATGCAGGCTGCTGAGAAAGAGTATGAGCTCCAGCGTGAGCGGTTTGAAGCACTCCAGGAACAATTAGCCCTGCATGTGGAACAGGGCAACTTGACGCAAGCACAGGCAAATGAGGCATGGATGCAAGCTATAAAAGATTTAGGAAATGAACAGGTGCTTCAGGAGATCGAGAATCAGGAGAAATCAAAGGCAGCGCTTCAAGAGTATGTGGACGACTATCTGAACATTGGTAAGGATTACGGAAACAGTTTAGTTAATGGGGTGGTCGGCACTCTGAGTAGCAGGTTAGGAGAGATTGAAGCATTAGGCCGGAAAATTAAATCAGCTATGAGTGGTATTTCTACTGCTGGCATCGGTACTTTAAATGCTTCATCGATTAATGCAGTATTGCCTTCCACAGCTTCAATGCCATCAGCTGATCGAATGATTAATTCAATAAGTGCAGCTGTTTCCAGGACCGTCCCATTATCACAAGGTTCACCGCAGCCGATCAGCATTTATATGGATAGCGAAGAAATCGCGGCTTATTCATTCAATACCGCATCAGGTGCATTACGTCAGATTTCAAGAAAGGGGTGATCAGCTTGCCAACGAACAATTTTAAAGTCGGAGAAATGATGCCAAAGCGTACTCGTAATAGTAAGACCTGGATGAACTTTGATGGATCCTATACAACTGAGATTTTTCAAAGCTCAGTCCATTATGAAGATGAACAAGGAAACCTTCATAATATCAATACTGATCTTTATGACGAAGCTGATTTTGATATTATCGAAGAACCAGTTACACGTGAAAGCAAAGAAGATTTTAAAAGAGCAAAAGAAGTTGCAAAAGCGGCTAAACAAAAGAAAGTGATGAACCGTGATCAATATGGATTCAGAGGTTTAAATGTTCCCTTTGATGTAAAAATTCCGCGTAATTTTAAGAAAGGGTACTCTATCGGAAAGGGTCAGGATAAGCTGACCTTTATTCCGGTTGGGGCTTCTCCATCAAAAGGTGAACTACATTCAACTGATAGAAGTACGATCACATATCAGGATGTTTGGAATGATGCAGATGTTGAATTGAAAGTAATACCAGATGGACTGAAGGAAACGATCATTCTGAAAACAGATCGTGCGCCTTCGTCTTTTTCTTTTGAGGTCAAAGGAAAAGAGTTTACCGAAGACCTGAGAGCGGGACAATTAAAGCTTGCTCCTGCTTGGTTATTAGATGCTGCGGGAACGGAGCGAGATGTCGAACAGGCTATCGTTCAAGAGAACAATAAAACGTATGTACAGCTCACAGCAGATGTGACTGGTCTAGTTTATCCTATTGAGATTGACCCTACTGTAACTATTAACGATCAAAATTTGATGAAGGATGCATATATCTTCGAAGGTTCTGCTTCTAATTACGGAAGTAATGTCTCAGTAATCATTGGTTCAAACAGTACAGCTACAAGATATTATACTTACATTCAATGTGATTTAAGTTTTATTCCTAACGACGCTAAAATATTAAATGCTGAATTACAGTTAACAGCTTATAACTGGGGAAACAAAGCAGTAAATTCCTGGGCTGAAATCGTGTTAGATGAATGGCAAGAAGCTACAATATCTCAGCCAAACAAACCGAGTGTCAATGATACTAGGTATGGACAGTATTCATTGAGTGGTTTAGGTGTGAAAAGCTGGAACATTACCGAAATTGTCGATCAATGGGCAAACGAAGAAACTCCTAATTATGGTGTAAGATTAAATAGTGATAACGTAGATGCTTATTTTCAATTTAGATCTAAAGAATCTTCTTATACATCAGCCAGACCCAAATTAGTTGTTAACTATAATACCTTACCAACCTCCCCAATTTTATTGAATCCTAATGGTGGAGAGACTTGGAACAGTTTGCATACTATAGCGTGGAAAGAGAGCGAGGATAATACTGAAACCACAATAACTGAGTACGTAAAAACTGGTGGGCTTCCTTTCGCAACATGGATGAGTGCAACTACAGGGAATTCCGGACAAGTTATGGAAGTTACCGAAAACCAATACATTTCTGAAATTGGAATGTATTTAAGGTGTATAAATCCAGACTCCTACCCATATAACTTCACCATGAGACTTGTAGGAGTGAACGAAACGACTAAGTTACCTGATGGTGTGATATATCATACAGAAACAGTCCAGGCACTAAATAATGCTGAAATATACTATCGCATTGGTATTCCTAGTCGGCTAGTTAAATTACCTATAGGAACTAAAGTAGCAATAGAAATAAATGACCCCGAAGGAAAAATGCAACATAATTATGGGAACGCAGAATACCAAAAGGGCTGGTACTATTACGGTACAACCGTATCACCCAATAATCCGGGGAATGATTACCTGGCTTATATAAAATATGAAATTTGGGATAGTGCATCAATACAATACAATCTTCAACTTTCAATTGATAATGGAGGAAACTACACAAATTTAATTGGTTTGACTTCACCTGGTGCAACATCATATGATTATGATTTTATAAACGAACCAGAAACATCTACAGCAAAATTAAGAATTCGAGCTTATGACGGTTATGATTACAGTGAATGGGATGAGTCAGATGGAGTATTTACAATTCAGCATAACCAGGCTCCAGCTGCACCAATCAATTTATCTCCTGCCGGTGGACAATCGAGAGATCGGGCTCAAACAATTCGTTTATCATGGCAGCATAATGACCCTGACTCCGGGGATCCACAATCAAAATATGATCTGCAATGGAGATTAAGAGGCTCATTCACATGGAATGAAGTCTCACAGGTAACAGTGAATCAATATCATGATATTAGTGGCTTACCTTATGGTGAAATTGAATGGCGTATAAGAACATACGATCAAGCAGAGCTGTCGAGCCCTTATTCAGACATTCAAGTTTTCTTCGCAGGCAATAAACCTGCTATGCCGACGATTACAAATTATAGCCAAGGTTCGACTATTGCTGTAGCAAACCCGACTATTCAATGGTCATCCAGTGGACAAACAGGCTATCGTTTACAGGTGAAAGATGAAGCTGATTCAATTGTGTGGACGGATGAGCGGACATCAATGAATAAAGCAGTAACTGCAAACGCCGGTCTTGAAAATGAAGAGAATTATTCGATTGAGCTATCTATCAAGAACAGTGATGGATTGTGGAGTGATCCTCATGTAATTAACGTATTGGTTTCATATACACCGCCGGCTGTTCCAACTTTGAGTATTAGCGGAAATGGATATGCAGCAACTATTCAACTACAGATTACAAATCCGGATCCGGTAGGAACTGAGCCATACGTTACTCATCATAATGTATTCCGAAGAAAATCAGGCGAAGCCTCATGGACAAGAATCGCGAATGCTGTCCCGTTAAATGGTTCATTCACTGATTACACACCTGGTCACGATCAAACCTATCAATATTATGTAAAGGCATATGGAAACAATGAAACGTATTGCAATAGTGGTACCGTATCAGAATCAATCAACCTGCAGAGTATTTGGTTAATGGATCCAGATGACACGGGCAGCCTTTATCATTTTGAATACTTCGAGCCTGGGCGATCAGCAGAGCGAATGTTGAGTGGACAGGTCACAGCCTTTGAAGGTCGAGCTCATCCAATGGCTGAGTTTTCTCCACGGCAGCAGTCAAAAGTAATTGTGGTCCTTCAGATTGAGCGAGAGTCCGATGATCTTGAAGCGTTGCACAATCTATTAAGCAGGCAGACCACATTATTATATCGGGATGCAAGAGGGCGGCGTATGTTCGGCGTCATTTTTATGCTGCCTGAAACAGAAACGGATTGGGGCTATAACGTGCCGATTGAGTTTATCCAGGTTGATTATGAGGAGGACATTTGATGCTGCCATTAACTCACCCGAATCTAACAAAAGAGCAGGTCATTTCAGCGCTATTGGGGAGATACGGGAGTCGTTATATTGACTTCCGTTTTGACCTGTTAAATAAAGAAGATCAGCGGATCGGTGATGTCTCACATTTAGTCGTCGCTGATTCTTCCACAATTGATATGGACAACGAAGCAGAAATTCATCGGACAGCAAAGTTTCAAATCAAAGATACTGGTGAGATCAATTACTTATCTGATCGCATACAGCCCTTTGCCCGGCTGCGTATACGGAATGAGACCATCGAGTTTCCACTCGGCGTCTTTTTATTATCCACGCCTGAAAAGTCATATCAGCAGCGCGTGATTTATCGGAATGTAGAAGCATATGACAAACTGCAGATTCTAATCGATGACGGATTCACAGCGAGGTACGTTGCTGACGAAGGTGAATATGTAACGGATGTCATCACAGATATCATTCAGTCCACAGGAGTTACTCAGATCAACATTGAAAAATCAGACGTGCAGCTACCTACATGGTTTTCTTGGGATCCAGATACAAGCAGATTAGAGGTTATTAATTCCCTCCTACAGGCGATTAACTATGAAAAGATTTATGTGGACGAATATGGGTACTTTACAAGCCGGCCATACCGCAATCCTTCCACACGATCATCTGAGTTTGAGTATAAGACAGATCAGTGGTCAGTCATTACGCCGGGAGCAACTGCCTTACAGGATTTCTTTGCGGTACCTAACCAATGGGTAGGGGTGATCAGTGAGCCTGACCGGGTACCACTCACGTACACATACGAAAATATGAGTCCAGACAGTCCGACAAGTATTCCGGCCCGTGGTCGTACCGTCACGAAGTATATCGATGTGGACGCGGCTGATATCACAAGCCTGCAGGGGATTGTGCAAAAGCAGGCGTTTCAGGATTCTCAGGTTTACACGGAAATGACGTTTCAAACTGCCATTATGCCAATGCACAGTCATAAGGATATTTACCGTCTGCAGCATGACATTTTAGGAGTGAATGCAAAGTTTCAGGAGCTCGGTTGGAGCATGACGCTGGCAGCAGGCGCAACGATGAGTCACAGAGCCCGGGAAATCATAACCGTTTAGGAGGTGAGAGAGTGAAACCTAATTTGAATCAGGGAGCAGGGGCGCTGCTGCAGGTCATCAGAGAGGAGGTCCAAAGGCAACTGACTGGTGGTCGGCGAAAAAGGGAACCACGGCAGCATGTCCTGGGCACCATCGATGCTGCTTATGCGAATGATGGTTCAAGACCAAGCGTCGTGATCGATGGTGATCCGTCACCTATTGGTCCGTTTCCTTATTTAAGTCACTATGAACCATCTGCCGGAGATCGGGTTTTATTAGCGAAATCAGGAAATAAGTATGTTGTCACTGGAAAAATTGTTTAAAAATTAGTTTCATTTGTAAGAAGATAGTTTATATTATTGATAGAGGTTCTAGGGTCGTTTCAAATTCTTTTGTGGGTGTTGATCAATTGTGGACTATCAGCCATTAGTAAAAGAAATTGATTCAGAACTGCTTGAGAAAATTGTCGAAGAGTTTGAAGGGAAATTGGGACGTGAATTAAAATTAGAAGAGCTCATGTTCTTAGCAGACTTACTGGCAAAATAGAGGATTGACCTCTTCTTCTGTCGAAATACTGATACAGAAGAGGAGGGAGAACCTTGAGTGAAGCAGAGAATATTATTACAATTAGTACTGAATTTCAACATATTAAACAAAAAGCATTTAACAAAGCAGTATTAGAAATACTCATTGAAAACGGGTTAGTAAAAAACAGATTAGAGTTTGATGACCGAGTGGACAATATCTTTAATGAGATTAAGGACGAGGAGATGAAATATATAGATGACTTAATCTCCATAAGAAATAGAAGTAAATAATGATCAGAAAGCATCTCACATGAGGTGCTTTTTTATATGCAACAAGGGGGGTCCATTTCATTAAGAGAGGAAGATCATAATGGACAATTTATTTTTACTATCTGTCGGAGGTGTCGATTTGGAGCATTTAGAAGTAGCACGGTTATATCTATTCGGTCCGGTAAAGTTCTTGGATTTTTTAATGTTATTGATGGCAATTGATATTGTCACTGGCATTTTTAAGGCAGTTAAAAACGGCAATCTGTGGTCAAGAAAAAGTCTGTTTGGTTACGCCAGAAAGATTCTCATTTTTGGTGTGATCATCATAGCAAATATTATTGATCAAATACTGGGGTTAAACGGTGCGATTACTTATGCAACCGTTATTTTTTATATCGCAAACGAAGTACTATCAATCATTGAAAATCTTGCACAGGTCGGTGTCCTAGTGCCTAAAGAGTTAGCAAACAAATTAAAGGTTATGAATCCTGACGATGTAGCTTCACTAAGTAAACAATTTAAAGAGGAATTGGGCGGAACGAAAGTAGATGAAGAACTTGAGAAAGCTAAAAGGAAGGATGAATTAAAATGAGCAGAGTACCGTTACAGACTTTAATTGACCGCAGTGTTCGCAATATGGGCGCTGTGGTGCCTCAAATTAGATCACTGGCTATTACACTTATAACAAAGTCTTACGATGAAGGTATTAACGTTCAAATTAGTTCAGGTTACCGATCCAACACTCAGCAAGCTTCAATCTACGGCATGGGCCGCCCTAACTATTGGTGGAATGGAAAGCTTTACGGTAATGAAGGAAGCATCGTTTCAAATGCAAAGCCTGGACAATCCGTACACAACTACGGACTGGCCATTGATTACTTTTTAGTATCAGACGATGGTTTAAAAGCCATTTGGGTAGTTGACGCTCAGTGGCGTCGGGTAGCTCAGATTGGGAAATCGTTGGGTTTTACGTGGGGTGGAGACTGGAAAGGATTTGTGGATGCACCGCATTTAGAATATACGAAGGGTTTAACATGGAGAGACCTCCAGGCAGGTAAGCGCCCATCATTCGGGAGTGTACAGGCAGCTTCTGAACGCGATTATCTCGAAAATGGTGCTGAAGGTGCTGCAGTTGAAGAAATGCAGAAGCTATTGATTGCGCTTGGCCATAAGATCACAGCAGATGGCATATTCGGCCCGGCAAGTGAATCAGCATTAAAAGCTTTTCAGTCGAGTAGAAAGCTAACTGCCGATGGCGTATATGGTCCACAGTCGAAGAAAGCACTTCAGGCAGCCGTTAAACCACCTGCAGTACCAGGGGCAACAGCACCAAATAAAAATGATTCTAAGGAGGAAACCATTTTGTTCAAACCAAATAGCCCTACATTTAGAAAAGAGACAGTTAAATTATTTGAAGATGCTCACACAGTCGGTATCTTCAGTTCAAGAGAGCATGCTGAGCAGACAGAGAAAGGTGATATCTCTGAGTCGGATGCAATTGGTGCGATTGCAACTATAATTAATCGTGTCGGCATTCTTCAGGATCCAAATGCTGAACCGTATCCAGCTCACAAAGAAGCTACTGAATGGGTAAAAGAAAAGGGTATATCAGATGGTACAAGACCGACCTTCCCTGCTACCCGACAGCAAGTTAACCAAATGCTCTATAATTATGATAAGCAAAAATAAGTTTAAGCCCTCAGCCATTTCAGGTTGGGGGCTTTTTTATTTTGACAATTTTTTCAGTAAATAAAAAGGGATTTTAAAAAATATGGAGAATTTGGTTGTAAGGAGGGATAAAATGACTAATGATAATCAGGATTTAGAAATATTGGAACAAATTGATGCGGAAATATTATCAGATGAAGGGGATGATACGATTCCATCTCCTGAAGATATCGCTAAAGAAATTGATAGAAAGAAGAAAAAAGAAGCATTGTGGAGAGCTGTCAGAGCAGGTGATACGAAACACCTTACAACAAGAGTGGCGCACATACTAAACCGATATCCTGAATCGCGTAATTCTGATATTACGTTACAAATTAAATATTGGCAGGTATATAATGGGCTAAAATCAAACTTTGTAGATTTAACAAGACTATATAAAATGGAAAGACTGACTTCTATAGCAAGATCAAGAGCAAAAATACAAAACGAGTATAAAATGTTTCTAGCTGATAAAAAAGTCAGAGCTAGAAGAAGAGGCCTTGAGGAAAGTGAAAAAGAATCTCAACTTATGGAGCAACCAAGCCATGGTATTACTGTGATTTATGCGGATGAAACGGGAAAAACCAGTAATTATTTAATGGTAGCTGGGGTTTGGATACTTAATAATAAATCATCATCTAAGGTGCTGAGAAATAATATAGAATGGAAGAAGAAAAAAGAGTCCGAAGGTGTCGTTCTTCCAAATGAATTTCATTTTAAGGAACTTAAAAATAATGATAAAGATTTAAATCTTTATATAGAATTTTTTGATACCCTGATCAATAATGCTGACATGGCTAGCTTTAAAGCCGTAGCGGTAAATAAAACCAAAATTAATAAAATACCAATTTCAGAACTTGTTAATAAACTTTACTACCAATTTGTAAGGCTTGGATTGAACCATGAGATTGAATCAAATAGAATAACATTTCCTCAAAAAATCGATTTGATTAAAGATGAAGATGGTGATAGTGAACTTACATTAGAAACTTTAAAACAATCTTTAACGGATAATTTCAAATTGCATTTTAATGATGATGTGAAAATAGATCAAATAATTCCTATGTCTTCTGATGGTGACATATTTCTTCAGTTTGCTGATCTTTTTGCCGGAGCGTTGAATAGATTTTACAATACTCCGGGTACGAACCATAAAGATAAATTAGCTGAGTATATAATCAATTCGGTTGGTTTAAAAGAAATTAAATTTGCTGCAAGTGATGTTGATACAGAAGAAGATTTAGAAGCAGAAATTGATCATTCTGTACTTTTTCTCTTTGATTAAAATCAATTAAAAATTTTTGTCTCAAATAATGGAATCTTTTGGTATGATGGTAAAAAAGGAGGATGAGCATGGAGAAAATTCTAAGATGGATTGGTTACATATTTATTGTCAGTGGATTCATATCATTAATTTATATTTGGGTAAACCTAAAGGTGCTGGATCCAACTGCTATATTTGCAGATGATCTTGATATGCTTGATCCACACCCCTATAGAGCACCAATAGCAATTGCGACATTTTTTGGAGCGTTTGCTACTGGTATTTTGTTTGTAGCAGCAGGTAATGTGTATGAAAAGTTTATGGATTCATTCGAAGAAAGAGAAAGAGTAGATTACTCAGACGGAAACTATTTCAGAAGAAAATCAGAATAA